CAAAGAACCCCCCACGCTTACGAAGTGTGTTTTGGACTGCCCCAGTAGCATTGTAGATGTTTTGCTTACCTTGCCGACAATCAATTGTGGCTTTCGTTTTTACATTGAGATACATTGTTTCTTGACCAATAGTGATTGATACATCTCCATCTCCCTGAACTTCAATGATGGGCTCAGAGTAAATTGTTCCTGGATTGTTAATTGTTCCTGGTTCATTATAAGATTCAGGGTTAACCGTTTTTTGATAGCGAAAAGGCTGCATGTTTAGCTTGATTTTCAATTGCCATGCATGATTACCAAAAGGTTTATAGCTAGCAGTTAAAAAATGAGAATAAAAAACAGATTCAGGATGATAGCTAAATTCCAACTCATTGTCATTCGCTTGAAATTTATCCAGGATAATCGAGATATCAATCATCTTTGTAACGTGAATTGTAAAAGTTCTGTCATAGCTATCATAAGAACCATCTAATACTCGATAACTTCCATTCACACCATGAAGCTCGGCCACCTCACCTTTCGGTTTGGCAGCCTCAACTTCTCCAAAGTCGGTCACAATACAACCTGGAAGGGTCGATGTATTAAAGCCATTAATGATCATATAATTCATTAGATTCCCTCCCTTGCTAAAATAGAACCATGTTGTTCGTAAGTGTTCAATGAGATTTTCTCATTGTCCAGATAAACGTCTGACGATTTTTCAAGGATAGCAGTAAGGATCTTCTCCATACTTGCTCTCAGAATCGCTATCTCAGACACGGTTTTATTTTCATGTGCTTCAAATTGAGCTGATGGCATAGCCAACTGAGCCTCAAGACTTTTAGTCACGGACGCAGAGGAATTCAAATCCAGATTATCTCCTGAAAATACGTCAGAGATTTCTCCAGCCATACCTCCGACCGTTTGCTTGACATCCTTAAATTGGTCTCGCAATCCTTGGTCTAACCCTTGCATAATCGCATTACCAGCAGGAATCAAGAGTTTGCGGTCATACTCAATTGGACCTTTGTGGTCAGCGATCCAACTAGCGATTCCCCCAACGAAATCAGTCACCGAATTCCAAGCAGATTTCAAACCGCCTAGGAATCCATCTAAGATTGCTTTACCAGCAGACCAAAGATTGATATTTTTAATTCCATTGAAAATGCTTGTTACATTTGATACTAGACTGCTTACAGCTTGCTTCATGGTATTCCACGCTGTTTGAGCGCCACTAACAAGTCCATTAATTAGTCCAAGGACCGTCGATTTGAGTGTTCCCCAAGCAGAACTTGCTACACTTTTAATAGTTTCCCAAATGTTAGACAATATCTGAGAAAATCCATTAAAGATAGCCTTACCTGCAGCTGACAATCCATTCCATATAGCCTCGCCGACTCCTTTGATCGCTTGCCAAGCTGTAGACCAATCACCATTAATGACAGCCATAACAGCCGTAATGATTCCACCAATAACGTCCATAGCTGTCTGAATAGCAATCTTAATCAATTCCCAAACAGTCGTAACAACCGTACAGATATTGTTCCATGTTGTCTCAATAAAAGGAGCAAGGATATTCATTGCAGTTTCAATATTTGATTGAATAATTGGCATAACAGTCTGAATTACCGTCTGGATTGCGTTCCATACAGTTTCAAAAGTTTGTTGAATCAATCCTTGATTTTCAGACCACCACTGGGAAATTCCATCCCAGACAGATTTGATAAAGTCAACAACCGATTGGATAATAGGCGAAACAAATTCAACCATTGCATTCCATGCAGTAGTAGCCGCTTCGACCATACCATTCCATACTTCAGTTAAAATTGGGGTAATCGATGGCCACGTCTCAGAGAGCCAAGACATAAAATCTTGAAGAATTACCTTTCCGGTTTCTGTTTGCGTAAAGAACCATACAAGACCTGCAGTCAATGCTGCGACTGCCGTTACGATTAGGCCAATCGGGTTTGCAGATAAAACTGCATTAAAGATACCAAACGCTCCACTTGCTCCCATAGTTGCAGCCGCATTCGCCGCCTCTGCGGTAGTGAGTGCACCGGTTCTTACGAACTGAGCTAGCATTAAGCCATTCGTAATAGCAAGAGTTGCATTCCTGATTGCTTCTATTCCTTTTATTACAGTCATTACTGCTTTGTATCCAGCCCATGCACTTGTAATCCCGACAACTGCCGATTTTAGAAGATCTAAAGCAATAGGTGAATCTTTCAGCCATTTAGTAAATTTACTAAAACTTTCAGAGGCTTTGCGAATAAAATTTGTAACGGATTCAAATGCTGTTCCAAGAAGGTTCACTCCCTGCTCTCCGTCTTTGATTCCTAAAAGATCTCCAACGAAATCACCGACAATCCCTAGTACGTCACCAATTGCAGAACCAATGTTCTCAAAAGTAACTCGAATATTATCTGCAATGTTGACAATTTGAGTTGCAGCTTCCTCACTAAAACCAATCGTATTCAGAATATCAATGTTATCCTGCTTACTTAATGACCCAAAAATCATGTCAAAAAAGGTCTCAAAGATTCCAGTCACACGAGACAGTTGATCAAAAACTGCACTCCCAAAGGCATCTCCAAAAAGCTGAGATGCAATCTGACTAATCCCTTCAGCTAGAACCAATCCAAGGCCAGAAAAAATATTTCCAACCATTGGTAAAAAATTATCAAAGAGAAAGGTAGATGTTGTTTTAAGCAAAGCATGCAGAGAAGGTAGGATATTCTCTCCTAGCGCTAACTTTCCAAGTACATTCTGAGCTGCTGCTTTCATTGATTCAAAAGAACCACTAAAAGTAGATGCTGCCTCTTTAGCTGTTGTTCCAGTGATGTCTAAATTCTCCTGGATAGCATGAATGGCGCTATAAACATCAGAAAGGTTGTTAATGTCATACTTAACACCAGTCAACTTCTCTGCATCAGCCAAGAGACGTTGCATTTCTTGCTTTGTACCACCGTAACCAAGCTTCAGGTTATCCAACATGGTGTAGTTTTGCTTAGCAAACCCTTGATAAGCCATCTGAATGCTCTCCATCGATGTACCCATCTTGTTCGCATTATCTGACATATCAATCATGGCCATGTTTGCTGTTTCAGCAGCTTTGTTTGTATCTCCACCCAAAGACTGCAAGAGACTAGCTGAGAATCCTGTCACATTTTCCATATACGCATTAGCTGACAAACCTGTCGTCTTGTAGGCCTCATTAGCATATCCCTTGACCTTGTCAGCAGAACCTTTGAAAAGAGTTTCGATACCTCCGAGCGATTGCTGAAGCGCTGCACCTTCACTGATAGCTGCCGAAAATGCCTTGCCAATCCCTGCCGCTGCAATAACTTTCGTCATAACACCAACAAGACTAGAACCTAATGACTGTCCAGCACTTTGTCCTGCTGCACTCGCTTCAGGATTGAGGATTGATTGGATTTTACCAGTGATGCCTCTAGCTGAGGGTATCAATTGTACATAAGCCTGTGCTATTTCTGTAGCCACTAATCCTCACCTCCTATTTTTTCTAAAATTTTCTGACGATATTCTTCAAAGTCCTCACCAGAATCAAAGATCATCTCCTTGCTTTCTTTAGCTTTAGTTTTTCCTGTCAGTTCCTCTGCAACCATTAATGGTTTGTTGATTCCTTTCTGACCGTCTGTTGTTTTAAACCAAACAAGAGCGGAAAGCCTATCAAGCACGCCCGCAAGCAAAAAAGTTTCAAAAGGAACTTTGCTATTGGTCATTGCTAGTTTGATTCGTGAATCATCTCTCAGACCAAAAGCAAAAACAGCTACCTGGTCAACAGGTAACTGTCTGTAATCAAAAATTCCATAGGTTTCAGCTAAATCACAGATAAGAGCGTCTTCATCTGTTTGAATCATTCTAGCAAGGAGCGCTATTTTTTTAACTGGTTCTGACTTGTAAAGATCTCACTAATTTCTGCCCCCATTTTATCCAAAGGAACAATGCCATCCGCAGTTCGCACATGATTTTTCAAATCTTCGGATTTGTTACCAAGCATGAGTTGTACTACTTTTGGTAAAACTGCCGGATTTGTATCTACTTCAGCGATTGCTTCAAGCAACTCATAGTTTTCCAAGCGCTCTTTTGTGATTTCAAAAGCAAATCCGGTTGAGGTCACACCACGGATTGTTTTAATCTGTGGCGCAGCTCCTTTATTTTTCTTTTTGCGATTTTGTTTTGACATGATTAAGCTCCTTTGATGTATTCATAGTG